GCTTCTAATCTTAGTAGCCTTCTCATCAGGCATAAACGCAATCGCAACCGGAACCCTAATAGACATGCACACAATGAGACACAAAGCTTAGACCTCGCTTGAAGTGAATCTATGATACTTAGTGGGTGCTGTTTTTCTTGAATCTAGATAAGGCAGAAACATTAATCTATCATTTTCTTTTGACCAAATATTGCATTTGATACTACAAATAGCTAGAGTTTCTTGTTTTGATGTTTCTGGAAGATGTTTCTACAAACTTAATATAGAAGCAAGGAGTAAGTTATTTTTAGAGATTTTGTTCAGGGGAAAGAGGAGAGAATGAGAAAGATAGTTTCTGGAATAATGTTGACTTTGCTTCTTATTAGCATGTTAACTTTAACGTTTAATGTTCAGTTTGGCAAAACTGATACTGGATCATCATGCGATTCTAACCTTGATACCAAAGTTTGTAGTAACGATGAGATTCAGATAGGAAAAGCACGCATTCGTGAACATAAGGTCACGGGGTCTGATATTGAAAAGCTGAAATCTCTGATTGGAACTTGGGAAAAGGAGAAGAATTACACACAGATAATCAATGGTCATGGAACTGGACTTCGTCCGCCGACTGAAGAAGAATGGATGCAAATGATTGGCAACGGGCGCATTGTTGAGAAGATTTCGCTTGATGAAAATATTCAAGCACTATCATTTGTGGATCACACCACTAAGCCATGGTTCCCACCTATCGGCAATCAAGGCACTGAACCATCATGCACATGTTGGGCTGTAGGATACTATATGAAAACTTTCCAAGAGGCGAAAGAGCATGGTTGGAATTTCCAAGGTGCAGCTTGGGAAAATATTCAAGACAAAGTTACCAGTCCCGAGTTCATTTACCACCTTATAAATGGCGGCGTTGGTGGTGGCTCATCATCCATGGAGGCCATCAACTTGATATGCTCCATTGGAGCAAGCTCTTGGGAGAAAATGCCATACAATCCAAGTGACCCTGCAGCCTGGCCTCCTGAAGAAGCGTGGAGAGAAGCTCCATTGTATCGTGGCGATTCCAGTGGATATCATACCATGGAGATCACTACAGACGAGGGGTTGTTAAACCTTAAAAATTGGATTGCTTCCGATAATCTTGCTGTAATAGGTATTGACGGCAGCAAGATTGCAAATATGTGGGGTTCACTTTTGACGGGTAATGATGCCTTAACGCTTGATAATTATCATCCACCGTGGGATCCGTCCGCGGGGCACGAAGTGACGGTCGTCGGCTACGATGACAATTTTGTGTACAGTGAACAAGGGCAGACTCGCTTTGGGGCTTTTAAGATAGCAAATTCTTGGGGAATAGGAAGTCTGCTCAACCCGTGGGAACATATATACGATGGCTGTTTCTGGATATCTTATGAAGCAATGAAGCAACACGTTAGATCATGTGAATTCTATAATGATAGAATTGGCTACGAGCCAGAGTTGGTTGCATCATTTAGAATGACGCACTCAAAGCGAGGAGAATGTGATATTTGGGTTGGAGTTGGATCGCAAACAAAGAAATTCAATGAATATATAGACGGTGGCGATCAGCCGTTCTGTTCAAACAACATATTATTCGACATTACAGAATTCAAAGACGCCATTCCAGACGTGTATGGTCAACAGTTTTACCTCAAAGTGTATGATACAGGTAGCTCTACTACTGGTACAATAAACAAGTTTGCAGTTGAATATGCGGAATCAGGGAATCCACCAATATCGACCATAAATGGCTTCAGCGTTTATGCATATGTTACGTTGTCTCCTCTGGAAACGAACTGGAGAATAGGAAAACAAGTCAATTCAGACAACGATTTCTTGGACAACAAGGTTTCGATGGCGACGGATAGTAATGGTTATTTGTATGCAGCTTATGATGATTGGTATCCTGCAGGAAACGTATACGCGATTTTTGTGAAGCGTTCTACAGATGGAGGCGAAACATGGTCAGATTTCAGGAATCTGTATCGGTATAAAAGTTGTCACAATCCAGCAATCACCATAGATCCACATGACAACAGGATATTTGTTGCGTATGAATTTGAGTATTCCAGCTCTGATTGCGATATTTATTGCTGGGTATATGCACCCGGTGTCATAGACAGCCACATAGCTGTAGACACAGATAGTGGTAACGACCGCTTTCCATCCATAACGTCTGAATACCAATATGGATCTGCAAATTGGCAATACATCTCGTATGAATACTTATATTCTTATAATGACCGAGATCTAATGTTTGCCAAATCCACAAATCACGGTGCCACTTGGTCAGTGAAGAAACTTTATGGCGATTTTCCCGACTGGGATGTACGTACACACACGTGCATAACTAATGCGGAAGGCACTCTGTACCTTGCTTATAGATGGGGAGCCGATTATGGCTCCATTTGTACAATCTGTGTAGATTACTCTGCTGATTTTGGCAACAGTTGGACTGGCGTAGCTGATATCGATGGATTGCCTAATGACTGTAGTTTTCCATCTGTTGCAGCGACACATGGAGGCAGCACTGTAGTGATAGCCTTTCAATATGCTTATTCTGCAAGTGACATTGATGTTTGCTATTCATACAGCACCAACAAGGGCGTTAGTTGGCACAAAGGATATGGTCTGTTTGGTTCTAGCCTAGAAGATGAGAAATCTCCAGTGCTGGCAGTTGATGGAGGAGGGTCTACTGGAAACGATGTTCGAGGATACTTTCACATAGCTTGTAAGGTCGGCAGTTATATAAAATACAGAAAAGCACATTATAGCACTCCATATTCTTGGTCCAGCCCCGTGATCGTAAGTGAAAGATGGATAGGGAAGAGCATAGCAGTTGCAACACAATATAGAAACGTAACCGCCGAGTTTCATCCTTACGTTTCTTGGAATGACGAACGGACTAACAACATATATTGCTCCACCGTAGGTCACGTGCACAACCTCAATAACGGATTGAAATATGAGTCGATCCAAGAAGCTATCAACGCGCATGAAACATTAAGCAACCATACTCTTCTAGCCGAGTCAAGAACATACAATGAAATGGTATCCCTAAACAAGAGCGTAACGCTTCATGGGGAAAACTGGGCCGATACGATAATCTATGGCAAGGGCTTCAACTACGTCGTTGAAGTGTCTGCAAATGACTCAGTGGTAGACGGCTTTACCGTAAAAAATGGGTACTGTGGTATTCATGTTCATAGTTGCAAGAATGTAACTATTCAAAACAATTTAGTGACTAATAATGAAATAGGAATTATTCTGGATTATCGCTCCTACTCTAACAAGATCCTACAGAATAATGTTACTCTAAACAAAAGGTATGGAATATGGATTCTTGGGTCACCTGAAAATCTCTTAAGGAACAATAGTATGACCACCAACAAGTATAATTTTGGTGTTCAAGGAGACTTCCAGGAAGAAAGCCTCTCAGCGTTTATCCAGAACATTGATGCCTCAAACACAGTTAATGGCAAACCAATCCAGTATTGGATTAACGAACGAAACAAAACTGTGCCTATTAATGCTGGATACGTAGCACTTGTAAACTGCACGCAGATAACCATGCAGAATCTTAGCCTTGCTAACAACGGAGACGGTTTATTGCTTGCTTATACAACAGATTCAAGCATAACAGGAAACAATATGGCGAACAATGAGTATGGCATTCGCTTCTACAACTCTTCAAGCATCACAGCATTTAAGAATGACCTGTCAAGCAATCAAATCGGTATTGGCCTCTTCTATTCTCTCAACAACCGTATAATTGAAAACAATCTAACAGCCAACGACTGGAGCGGGATCTATTTGGCTTTTTCCCATGACAACATTGTGATTGAGAATGGTATAGAAGCAAACAAAGATACGGGCACCCGTTTCTGGAATTCCTCCGACAACTCTTTCTACCACAACAACTTCGTGAACAACACGCATCAGATATATGATTATTCTTGGGATTACCCAGACCAATGTCTACCATCGATAAACTTTTGGGATGACGGTTATCCTTCTGGCGGAAACTACTGGAGTGACTATGCTGATGTTGACTTGTATAGTGGTCCTTATCAGAATGAGACTGGCAGTGATGGCATAGGCGACACTCCATATATCATTGATGCTAACAATCAAGACCAATATCCACTCATGAAGCCTTGGCCGACCAAAACGGTCGAAACAACAGTTAGAATAGCTGGAAAAGATTACCCAATCACAATAGAAAGCAACGCCACGATAACCCACGCTGATGCCACCAGAAGCACTCTACACTTTACCACATCTGGCACCACTGGAACAACAGGCTACATTAATGTCACCTTCCCAATGGGCCTAAACAAAACCGAAATCAAAGTATTCATCGACGATGTAAAGCTTACTCCACCGCCATTCCCAATAATCACCTCTAACGGAACACATTACTTCATCTACTTTGAATTCACTCTGAGCACTCACGAAATAACCATTCAATACGCAATCACAAACATACTAATTACCAACATAACATTATCCAAACCAAACCCAATTGTCAACGAAACAATACAAATATACGTCACTATTGAAAATCAAGGCAACTACACGGAAACTTTCGATGCAAGTGTCAATTATACACTTATCTTTGACCATCTAATAGGAACTCAAACCATAACATTGTCTCCTGGAGAATCCACAACACTAAACTTCACATGGACGCCAACAGAAGGTGGCAAATACGAAATAAGAGCGTACACGAGTGCTATCTCAGATGATATAAACCCATCTGACAACACTAGAAAAGCCTACATTTATGTTCGTCAACTAATAATAAGTGGTCCTCATTACACGCAGTTTGGGATTGAGTATTGGATAGTAGAGCTCATTGAAGGGAAAGCAGCCCGAGTGGTCTCAAATTATTACTAGCTTAACTGACTCCAGAAGAGATATGCTTTGGTTTGGAGTAGCATGGCGCAGATGCCGATGAGTTTTGTGAGTTTTTCTAGGTCTGCATTTTCCACAGCCTCTTTGTAGATTTTACTTTTGCCGTAAGGATCATGGAAACTGAATTCCTTCATAAACCGTGGATGCTTGTTCTCTGCAAACGCGTTCTTAAGCATGCTCAGATCTTGACTGTTTAGGCTCGCAAGTTTCTTCAAAACATATTTTGAGCTACGCAGAAAAGTAATGTTGAAGCCTAAGGTTTTAAGCACTTCTGCCATATGCAAGGCGCTTTTTACTTGTTGGCTTTCGGCGATTTTCCGCATGCCAGCTTTTTCAAAGAAGGGATTGTACTTTGCCATGACCGCTACGGTTTCTACGTAGGGCGTGCCAGCATGCTCTAGGGTTTCGCGGATAAGTTTGTGGCCTAATCCAATTGTGCGGTATTTGGGATGCACAACAACTCGGCTGATAATGCTCAATTTCTGATTGATCTCTCTCATGCTCATTTTTGGCAAAACCATTCTCCTTCCAAAGCATGCTGCAGGCGGATAAGAATAAACAACCACACCGCATAATTCTTCGCCGCGTTTGAGACAGAAAATCTTGCGGACACCGGCGACTTTGTGGCTGCGGTAATGGAAGGCTGCAAGTTGATAATAGTCTTGCATAGAACCTTCTACGACCTGCATTTCTCTAACTAGGCTGCATTCTTTGTTAATTTGGTTGGGATAATACTTGACTTCTATTTCTTTGCCGAATCGCTTGTGAACATGAACTGAAGGCTTCAGGTCCTCAAAAAGGTCGGTGTGCGTTGTAGCTGCCAGAACCGCCTTTCCTTCTTGCCTAGCAAGTTTCTGAAGGTTGTAGGCTACGATTTTGGCTGTGTCCCTGTCCAGGGTTGCGGCCATCTCATCCATAATCCAGTATTGCGCTTTGCTCTCCATCATTTTCGCTATTCGGTAACGGTATTTCTGCCCATCACTAAGCTGCTTGTAAGTTCGCAGGAAAAGAAATGCATCGTTTAAGCCAACTTTACTCAGAAGCTCCAAGCCTTCCCCAAGTGTTCCGCCAATAGTTTCGATAAGAGGCTTGTTAGGCTCCGGGTGAATATCAGCAATGTTAATTGATGTCACTTGCATGTCATTTTTGATGTCTTTTTCGAGAGCCTTTAGCAGGACGCTTTTGCCGCTGCCGCTGTCGCCCGTGATGTAAACAATATCCGTGGGTCCTATCTTGAGCTCAACATTGTCATAAACAACAAACTTTTCCCACTTGTCAAGCCCAAGACCGAAGCTTTCAGCAACAGAGACTACTCTCTGAGTCGGCTTAGGAGTAGCAGTCTCATAGGCGATGTTGACCACAAACTTCCCCGTGCGCCGATCATATTTACGTGTATACTTGGTGATTTGAAAAAGTTCTCGTCGCCTTGTCATTCTAACTCCTCGAAATAACTTCTAAACATTTGGGATCACAGCCACAAAAGGCTCAGGCGCCATATCAACTGTCGAATAAAGGCTCAATGCCGTAGCCCAAAAAACGTCATCATGTTGGTTAGTTGGATGAAAAAACCTGTAGGTTCCATCTTTTCGCAATTCAAACCTTTCAACATTCAATTCAACAGAATAATTCAGTTTCTTTGTGGGACCTAAGTTAATGTCTGCGTATGGGTAGGCGAAGGCGCCATTCAGCATCCGCTGTTTTAGAAGTGAAGCCATCTCCTGCTTTCGTTGGCTTGTGAAGTTTACGCCTTCAACATTTTCGATTCCGCCGTTAATCATGTCTTCAACAATGTAGTTGCCTACGCCTGTGATGTCTGCGCGGATCTTGCTGAAATTTTGCCACTTGTCAGCGATTGTCTTGACATAGCCGATGACAGTTGCATACTTTGTCTCGTGCGGCCACACTTTAATATGCCGTACAAGAAGCTTGTCTCCAACTTTTTCGATAACAACAAATGCTGAGTAGTCTTTTTCTTTGCCAAAATCTAAACCGCCAAAAAACTGTCCAGCATGCTCAGGTCCTTCGGGATTCCACAATTCTAGGCTTGTGTCTTGACACTTTGTAATTAAGGCGAGAGGCAACCAAACAGCTTCATCTTCTGCCCATTCTGCCATCATCTCACGTTGCCAACGATACTGATCATCACTATATTCTTGTTTCAGCTGCTCAACTTTGCGAAGTTTTAAGGGCCCATTCGGCTCAAGTGCCTGTTCCCAAGTTACATGACTTTTGGCAAAAGCTGAATATTGTGGTCTATTGAAGATTTTCCAGAACATTGACTCTGTGGACCCGGGAGTGCTAGAGCAGATGAATTTGCCATCTGTTGTTGCTAATGTAAACACTATCGCATCGTATAACTCAAAATCGTGGGGTATATAGTTGTACTCGTCAGCATATACGACATCTAAGGTAAATCCCCTTATCGTGTCTGGGTTACAGGGAAAGGCTTGAATCAAACTGCCATTTCGAAGCCGAACCATTGTAGCTTGCTGCTTGAAGTAAAATCCCTTTGAAATCTTCATGAGAAAGGCGTTCATTTTGCGAATGCTAATTTTTGTTTGGCGCCAAGACGGCCCTACAATTGCAATCTGACTATTAGAATAATAGAGTGCATACCAAAGTAGCCAGGCAGAAATGAGGTGTGTCTTTCCAACTTGACGGCTCCAACGCAGAGCAATACTATTATACTTTTCAAAAAGCTTCGATGCCTCTAGCTGATAACTCGTTAATTTAAGACCTAAGAAATCTCTGCAGAATATAGAGAAGCTACTTGGAATTAGGCTTCTCTGTTTCTGGATCAGATTTCTTGCTAGGTCCTCTATTTCCTCGAACTTCTGTTGCTGCCACTGCTTCATTAACAATCTTCTCCAAACGCCTCAACTCCAAAGTTACAAAGGCTTCATCAAAGGACTTGGAAACACTATTTATTACCTGAGCAACATAGCCAGCAATACGTACCCAGAATTGTCTTTGCTCCAAATCTAAAGCCGTATTTTTTGCTTGCCCACTTGAAAGATCGAAAAGCTCCTTCAAATTCTTCATTAAATCCTGTCGGATCTTCTGCGTATCAACCCTGACTTTTTTCTGAAGCCTGCGAACCCGGAGTGAAAACATTTTATTTTTTGCCAAACGACCCAATACGCACCTACCCCCTCCCCCTAGGTCTTGGCTCCGAAGATAGCGCCTAGGATGAATGTTATTGTACTCATGATGCCTGCGAAGATTTCTGTACTCCATTGCCGAAACACTATGATATATACCGCTTCCAAGACTGTGAGACAAATCAAAGCAAGAAGGGCGAACATCATTCCTAAAACAAGTATTTCGTTGGGATACTTCTGAACCCTCTGTAATTTCTTAAGTTTGCCAGTTTGCAACCATTCGTCTTTTGCCAACGCTCTACGTATTCTATTCCTTAATTTACCAATCATGTGTTTCTCACCGTAACTGGGCGTCCCCAAGCATGTTTAGACTGGAAAAGCCTAACCTTCTTCAACTCCATTCTTGCCTTAGGCAAAACTTCATCGAGAAAACCTCGCTGAACAAGTACCACGTAATCGATAAGTGAAATAGGTATGCGATCAGCCTCCCACAACTGAGGTTCAGGCGCTTTGCTACGACCAAGCAATAAATGTTTATGTTTGATACCTCTAATGCCCAAGAAAATTCCAACTGAGTGCACAGGCGTTTCAGCTTCATGATCCAAAGGAAGTCTAGCCGTATCAATCGATGCATCATTCCAACGAACCCAAATAAGATCACCCAACTGCAAATCAGAAATCATAATTTCCTTCATTCTATCACGTCTTTCAAATTATTTGAACTAAAATTCCTCCCGCTGGTGGCGGCGGTGGACCAGATGACCAAGTGAAGTTTTCTATGCGACTATTGTATGTACTGTTGCCAAAAAATATGCTGCCATAAGTATAGCGGTATTCATAAAGACGATAAGTATAAATTGTGAAAACCCATGTTACGGCGTTAAGTTGAGTAGCACCTAATTGGTCTGTTACAAATGCAACATCTAACGAAATACCTAGTATCGTTATTCTTATGCGTACAACAACTACATCGGTGGGAACTACAGTTGTTTGTGGACAGTTCCAAATGCAACTTTGGTAACCTTCTCCATCAGAGGAACGGCTGAAAAGAGCAAACCAATCTTGAATCAGAGTTTCTGAATTGTCGTTATGCCTTACGCTTACTTTCGCTCGAAAGTAAACTGTTACGCTTCCGCCTACACCTTCTTCTTCAACGGTAAAAGTGGTGCTTTGCGTTGTGTCTAATTTATATCCCGTCAAACCATAGATTGTTCTTTGGTCGCTACGCATGTAACGAGTTTCAGAAGTCATTTTGTTAACTCCATGTTATTGCTTGAGTGCACACGACTTCAACGGTTAAATCAGCGCCAGCAATAGTTGAGCCGATTTGGTCTATGTCTATGGTGAGTTTGTCGCCTTCTGCAAGCGCCGTCACATCTGGAGTTCCAGAGTCGCCTTGTGTAGCGCCAGCAGCGATTTGAGGACGGTTGGCTTGTGTAGTGAATATTGTAGTTCCATTCTTGTTTACGTCAACGATTATGGCTTGTCCCGTTGGAGCGGTTTTAACGACAAGTTTTACCTTTGTTATAGTTAGGCTGCATGGTGCTACGATGGTTGGTGCTTTGTCTACGCCAACTGTTAACGTGCCGACTACAGCAAACGAGAGAGTTGTTTTAATTGTTGTAGAAGGCATGTTTGCTGCTGGAACTTTTGAACCAGTGTCTAACGGAGCATAACCACTCGCAGCACCTTTATTTGCAGTTTGTTCATGTCCAGAGTGAGGCGCTGAAGCAGTTAGGTGAGTGTCAATTTGAGTATGTGTATTGGTTCCTTTGTCAGTTAACGAAGTGTGGCTTTTTTCCGCTAGATCATTCAGATTGTGGTTATGTGATGCCAGTGCCATGTCAGGGTCATGATATTCGTTGCCATGTTGCGCCATACCGCTTCCTCCGCCGCCACCACCACTAGAGACCACACCTGCAGAGGCACTTGCCTTATACTTGTCAAGCTTCTGAATCGACTTCCGAAAGCCGTAAATGAAGTCTGCCAAAAGCTGCGGCTCCTTGGCTAACTCTAACTCTATTTCTAATATTGTTGGATCTACTAAATTGTATTCAACAGAGATTAATCGATAATCAGCATCAACATTCTCATTAGGCAACGTGATGTGAGTTTTATCTGCCGCAAGAATCGGAGTTAATCCATAATCAATAACAGTGCTTCGCGCTTTCGGTGTTATGATTGGACCCTTAAGAAAGTCAAGCAATGCTTTGGCCCTGTATTCGCATTCTTTGTCGCTGTGCAATTCTTCATCAATTTCAGGAGGTCTTTCTCGTAAGCCGTATTGCGTCTGACTTGCAATGTCTTCAGCAACGTATTTCCAGCGGAACTTATCGAAGAACATTCCGTCAACAGCAAGATTAATTGGTCCAGCAGGCCTTGATACCAAAAACTCTATCCCTTGAATATCGCTCCAGCTTGGCGAACCAACTTTTATCCATGTACCATTTGGATTAGTAATTGCGTCAAACTCAGTTCCTCTTCCTGTAGGTAACTCATAAAAATGATAAACGTTTTCTGCGGCAAGATCTATAGTCCGTTCGAAATAGTTGCTCGCATCAGGAGCCCTCAAACGAATCTGAAACCCTGTAATTATCAACCCATAGATTGCCCAGAATTTTAAAGACGTGCCTTTTTCAACTTTCAAAGATGGGACAGAACGGTAAAAGTCTAGGGTGCCGTAAGTGCCTTTAACGGCGAGAACTCGGTATATGCCTGATTTTGGATCAACGGCGGAACGAGTTATCGTTGTGTCCGTGCTTACTGCAACCCAGTTCTCTGGCGGATCCTGAGTCGGCTCCGTCCATATATCTCTGTCAATCGGTTCTGGACGCTCTGCAGCTCCGTAAACTTTGATTCTATTCTTTATGCGAGTAATACTCCTTTTGTGTCTACCAACTTCTAATCGTTCTGAAAGGTCAACGGGTGATGTTTTACTGTTTTTTGGGAAAAACTCGAATTTGCCATCTGGCGCTATCCTGAAGTCAAAGCCTATGGCGCCTGCCTTATCTGCTGTTTCAGCGATGTATTTCAGAATATCGAAGACTGGAGTGTCATCATATTCAAGGTATGTGTAAGTTGTGTCAGTGTCTTCAATCAATTCCACGCTATTTCGGACATGACTAAGAGACGTATAGTTGTCTATGACGTATTTGACGACAACCTCTCCTTTCACGTTATCCCAAGACTTTGTCACATGACGTCTGAACAATTGCTCGCCGTTACATCGACCTCGTACGATGATATAATGTTCTGTAGCCCGTGATTCCGGATCAGTTTCTTCGACCATTCCAGTCAAAAGTAAAGGACAATTAGGAGATCTGCCGACATATATTATTGCACTACTACCTTCAACAATAGGATATGTTCCGCCGTCACTATACTTTTTGTCCCAATTTTGAAGTGTACATTCAAAACTAGAAATTTCTGTGCTACAACCTAAATGAACTGTTAAATCAACGATGTCGCCCTGAGGCGGAGTAACCGACCCAAAAACAACAGCCGCAACAGGCAAAGCAACACTCATCAGTCACCAACTCCACGCCTCAACAAAGCAGCCTCTTCTTCACCGGCACGACTAATTCCACGTGTAGGACCATAGACTCCACTAGCTGCAGAACCGTAATCACGCATGGCATTAGCCGCCATTGATGTTTGAAGGGCAAGAATTGACATGGCCGCGGCAGCAGCGATAACAACTCCTACACCCAGAGTTAACAAGCCAACTTTGAATGCCAATGCAACATTAAACGCCATAGTAGCCCCGGTAGCTGTCATAGTAGCCCCTGTCAAACCTAATAACGCTGCAACTTTTGCACCAATTGCCACCACTGCGGAATACAAAAATCCATGCCCAACAGCGAGAGAAGCATTAAATGCAACTTGCGTTCCCGTTGCAGTTAAGATAGCAGCAACTAAGCCTCCATGCGCTATAGTGGCGCCAGTCGTAGCACCTGCCAAGGTTGTCTGAATAACCGCACCAGATCCTGCGGCGACATTATGAGCAG